GTGAGCGTATTGCGTGCATTCACACGAGTAACCTGCAAGCTATCCCTGCCCATAGCCCACCGACGCACACTGACCGGCTTATCCCGCTGTATTGCCTTACCGAGCATACCCATGAAAGCAGGAGAAGAATATGGATCACCCGTTGTTATAAATACACCCACCCCGAATAAAACGAGAGGATGTAATTTCGATGGGATTTTACTTAGGTCGCCCTCGGCCAACTTTCGCCAATACCTGTATGTAAATACCGTTCCATTTGACGGTGTTGGAATTAACTCTATGGTCATCTGGTCGGGTTCGGTGGAATACAAACGATAGTAATAAGTAGTCGAACCCGAACGGGATATGTTGTTATACAGTTCCGTTACACGGTGAGAGGGAAGATGCTGAACAACACGGTTATTGGTTCCGTAGGTCAATTCCAGCAACGTGTCAACCTTAACCGGCAACTTCCACGTAGCATCGCCAGCGGTTGTAAACGTATCCATCCCGATTTTCCATGACCAATCATGAGCACCCCAGACAATTTGTATAAGCGTGTCTATGCCAACGCTGAGGGATAGTTCATCTTCGGGGCGAAGCCCCCCTCTCGCCCGTAGCCGTTGTTTCATTTCTTCACGAGTCACGGCATTTCCCCCCTTACTTGATTTTCGCTAAATTGCCGCCTTATGTTTTCCGACTGCCACATGGGGCGAAGATTTGAGTAATGACAAACACGTAAAATATCTTGTCGCTTAGCCAAATCAACTAATGCAAACGGCACAATATGGTCAATATTCCACTTGTCTTTTCCCGTCCCATGATTTTCCCAAGACATTCCAGGTGTAAATTGATCTTCGAGGTGCTTCCTAAGCCTATTAATAGAACACCCTAAATCTCTTATGGCGCTCCCGGTTTTAAAATTACGCTTTAGTGCGGAATTAAGTCTATTTCTTAAAAGCCAAACAAGCTTAAAATTGACATCGGTTAACCGTCTTCTTTTTTGGTAATTCCTTTTTTGTTCTTTGTAGGAAAGTTTTTTTCTATATTGCCTATTATACTCTTTTGATTTATCCGTAAGGCGAAACGCCCTTTGATAATTTCTTGCTCTTTCTTTGCAAACAATACATAGGTAGCCACCCGTTAGATTGGGGTTACCACAATATGGACAATCACCGTTATCAATTCTTTGTTTTCTTAGTTTTTGTATCTGTTGATTATTGCTCTGATTTTTTTCTACCAACCTATCTACCATCCCTCGTCTACTGCTCGTCTCTTGACGTGCTTTTCGTAAGCCTTTTCTCCTGGTGTGGTTGGGGCCTTATAACATCCCTTGGCCTCGGCGACACAACAGCTTCTAAACCAGTTTTCGTCTCCACTTTCGTCGGGTCGTCCTCGCTTGATGACGGACATGACGAGATCGCCGATCTTGATGCCACCTGGCGCCGATATGATTCTTTTTGCTTTTCCACCACAAAGGCAATCTTTTGTATCAGGTCTGGCTGAGGCCCGGCAAAGCTCTTCTTGAACTCGACCACACTCGCATCTAAATTCATAAATTGGCATGCTTCTATTCCTTTTTCTGCACGTTGATCTAAATACGCTACGTGATCCTCAACGCCGAATAAACACATTCCCATGTGATATATTTTGGGTCTGGGGTCGTAAACCAACTCAAACCCCTTTGATAACATACGCACACAAAAGTAATAATCTGTTCCCTTTAGTTCTTTCTTGACCGGATCGGCGAAACTGGCGAAATAGGGCGGCTCCATCGCTTCTATTACTTGTCGCTCAAGCAACATGAAGGCCGTGCCAATACCGCTATTGGGAAACCGAAACGGTTCATCCATCGGGTAAGCCCCCAGGGGAACACTATAAGTTTCTAAATAATCGCTATCTTCTTTTGGCCTCAATAGTTGAAATAATGTAACGTCAAAGGGCGGTGCCTTTTTGGTCACTAACGCCGAACACGCTGGAACCCCTAAATTCAATAGGGATAATACCGCATCGGTATCCCACACCATGTCGGCATCTATCCACATAAGATGCGTATATTGCCTGTCTTTAAGAAACGCATCTACACATTTATTTCTTGCTTTTGCGACATCGGGTATACCTATAGGACTCAGCCTGTTAAACCTTACTCCTATCTGTTCGAGGTCGCTCTTGGTTTTATCCACACACATTAGCGTAAAGTTTTCTACGTAATGATGGACGGGCATCCCGACCATTATCGCCGGTTGCCGGTTGGCTTTGTTATGTAATGCTTTTTTGCGTTGTCTCTTTTTTCCCATAAAGGGTCGGGGAGAGGAAAAACCTCCCCCCATATCCTTTCAGGTTAGCTAATTCCTGTAGCACCAGACAAAATGTTAATACAAAATGCAGCGTTTAACGCTTTAGGTGCGGCGTAGAAACTATAACCCAGAGTTCCCTTCTCATCGTAAGGCTCGTTGGTTGATTGCGGGCCAGGATTCTTGATATGAATCCTATGTCCTCGCATACCCCCAAGCCCCACGTTGCCGAGGGCGTGTGCTCCCATGACGGGAGTGCAGAATACAACCCCCGATGCAGAGTAGGCACCGGCGGTGGATTCTCTGTAAGGCATCGTTGTTCGATAGAACTTAATGCCCCAGAGACCTCCGATATAGCCCTTCTCGATCTTCTCAGCCTGTTGATACTGAGCAAGATTCAAGAAGACACTATACTTCTGCAAGTCGGTTTCAACTTGTGAAGCCAACGTGGACTTAAACCATCCATCGTCAAAGGTGTAGAACTTGTTCTCACGAGCTTTGGAAACGGCATAGTTGATCGCCGAACCCGTTAGAACATTCGCAGCGGCAAGTCCCGTTCCAACAACCATTCGATACGTGGTATTTGCGGAAAACGAGTTCGGAGCAGCCGTTGTCATGGTCATGCCCTCGGCTGTGCTTCCATGCACCGACACAATACCACCGTAGCGATAGTTGCGGGTAGCACCCGAAGTAACACCTAAGTGCGCCCCCAGATAAAGATCAGAAGTGTGAACGATAGAATCGTCGTAAAGGAAGGTGCTTGAGTTTCCATCACTCGCATCTACCGTGGATTCAATAGTATATGAAGCAGTGTTTTTAAGCTGATCCACACGAATAGGAATTGATCCGTTCTGGAATAGTTCTTTTGCCAAAGCTAACTCAAGAGACCGGCCTGCGGCTTCACCAAAGAGCTTCACCTGTCCCTCAAGTTTCTTATCCCTCGCCGTTAGCGTCATCAGTTCGGTATGGGGTCTCCACTGTGCATACTTAGCAACGGTAGCCTCGATTGTTTGTCCGCTAACCGTTACCTCGTTGGCAGTAGAACTTGCCTCCGTAATGGGATCGCTATCCTCGGCGATGGGATAATAAGCGAAATAGCTAACCGTTTTTCCCCGTGATAATGGAATGTTCTTCTTGTCTGTCCAGTTGTCGAGACGAAGAACGTCCTTCATTCTCTCCAGAAAGACATTATCGTAATGGGTCTGAAGTTGTTCGGGGTTGTTAGCAGTTGATTGCGTAGCCAAAAATTATCCCCCCTCTATGTAAATTTAGGGTTAATTAATTCAATCGTCGTCCGGGGCGTCTGGAATCCCCTGGGCTTTGAGTGCCGCCAGTGATTCCTTACTGGACATACCAGAGACGACTTTAGGTGAAGACGCCGGTTTGGGGGTAGTAACCCCCTCTACGACAGCATCGGTCTTTTTACTTGCAGTTACCTGTGCGGTATGGGCTGCCTTGACTTCAGCGGCCTGTCCCAACTTAGTTGCCTCGCCTTGATTCTTGGCAAGCAAGTAAGCCATTTCAAGCCCCTGTGGGTCAGCAAGTATCCCCGGAGTCCTGTTCACGATCTCTCTCATCCCTGCTTTATGTTGCTCCATATCTGGATGGTTTCTCGCAAACTCCGTGAGGGCTACTTGCGCCCTGATGTCATTGGTAATCTCCTGCACAAAACCAACAGGATCTTTTGCGAACCGCTCAAGCTGTTCCTCTCCCGTGGGAGTGGCAGGTTGAGCAGGGTCGGTTGGATGCTGTCGTTTGTAAGTTTCCAGTTCAGACCGAAGCCTATCGGCTTCACCTTGTTTGGTTGCCGCAAATGCCTCAAGATCAGCCGCCGACTTATACCTGCTCTGTAATTCGGGCGATAGTCTTAACGGGTCATCTTGTGGTTGTGGCTCTGGTGTCGGTTCAACGACTGGTTCCGGTTCCGGCTCGGCGGGTTCTCCGGCGGGCGTGGGTTCCGGGTCAATGGTTGGATCGTCTGCCATTTGTTACTCCTTGTTGCTTGCAAGTTCTGCCGCCTTCAAAAATTCAGCAGCAGAAGTCGCTTTTTCCTTCAATCGCCTTGGGGATTGCAAAAACCACTTAAAGCCCTTGGTCAAGCCTTGGCGATATAAAAAGTCATCAAGTTCAGGAGTTTTTTTCATATCTGATATGGAATCATCTTCCTGAAGTTGAGACTGAAAATAATCTATTAGTATCTGCCAGCCGGGAGACCTCACAACTTTCTCCACGGCCTCCCATCGGTCTATATCGTTCTGGGCATCCTTGATCCGCTCATCGGTAAAAGGATTATTCTTTTGCCACGGTATTAACGATCTAAGATACCCCAGAACCTCTTGTTCTTTAAGTATTCCCATAATATTTCCTTACTGCCCCCACGACATCCTTCACATCTGGATTCCAACTACCCTCCAGAAAAGTCACTGGAGTTTTCAGCGGGTTCCAGTCACGCTCATATCTTTCCTTGTTTGGCGTAATACTCGTAGTTTCTTTGGGCGACCACGTAACATGGGGGAGACCGCATAAAGAACCGAAATGTATCGGGCCGGACGACGGGCCGACAAGAACCGTGCTATTCGCAAGAACATCGGCCAATTCCCTTAATGGAATACCACGCCTGTCGACCGTCCCCCCAATGCTTAATGCACCTTCCATGGTGCCGATTGATGCAATGTTCGCATCGGGAAATGACTCTTTGAATTTATCCCAGTTGTCTCGGTTCCAGTTACGATATGCTGATCCGCATTTGTCGGTGCTTCTGGCATGAATAACTATATCGTATTGGTGATCGCCGGATTCCCCGAACTTTATAAACTCCTGATCGTAATTCAAGCAGTTGTGGGGCTTAATAACAACATCGTATTTTCCGTTGTAATTCCAAGACCATTTCTCGCACATCCACATATTCGTTTCTGCGGTAGGAGGATCGTAATTGATATATTCGGTAGCGAAATCCTTATAGAGATAATCGTGTCCCTTGCGACCACATACAACAAACTTTCTATATTTCTCGTTGCTGGCAATAGTCCGCAAGATTCCTTGCCATACAAACAGTTCCCAGCCAAACTCCCCAACCCAGGGGCCGGCAAATATCCTTAGTCGTTTAGCTGACAGGGGCATTCCCCAATGAGGGATTGGCCGATGTTTGGGCGCTTGCTGCCACATTGTTAGTAGCGCCACCGGCAGGACGAGGGGCATTGCCAACGCCGCCCTTGTTTTCCGAGGCCGTTATCTGTGCTTGCATCTGTTGCATCACCAACGCCTGATAAGCGGGTGCCATTTGCTTGGCGAATATCGCAGCCTGCTTTAGCTCCTCGTTCTCGTGCATATCGTATTTTTCGAGCACTTTCTCGAAGATGATCGGGATAAACTGTGCCAGTATTGGGTGCATCTGTGCAATACTGAGCATCTGCATCAACTGTTGCACAGCCACCATGTTGTTCATTTCCCGGTCTTCTGATTCCCAGATAAAATCAACACCGGCACCAAAAACATCGGGGGTAACTCCAATAGTCTGGTCTTCATAGGGCGATCCGGGCATACCCGTTACCCTCATAGTCTGCATTTCCGTTGTGAACTGTCGATTCAATTCGTGAACCATCTTAGCCAGCGGCCCTATGAAGGTCATGCCGAATACCTTAATATGCATCCCGATTCGCTTGGCGGCCTCGTTGGTCATCAAAGATGCTTCGGTAGCCGTCTTACCCTGCGTAGTCTGGCCGACAAGATAATCGACAATACCCGTGCCCTTCTTCGCCAATTCGTTTACGAGTTGGAACCAGAGATGCGTGCCTTGACTGACATCGGGAATAACAAGGGGATACAACGCCGAACGGGGATCACCAATCGTATGAAAGAATTTCCCCGGTGTTGATATTAGTTCGGTGTCTTCAATCCTCGTTTGGTCAACACCTATTAGCGGATTGATGGAAAAGTTCAGGCTATCGAGACCGTTGTTCAGCAAGTCCTCCATGATCTTCGCCGACGGTGCCCCAGCCTCAATCAGCCCGATACCGTGAAACTCATGTGGTGTGGATATGATCTTGCCAACAACAAACGGGAATTTACCGTGTTCAAACGGGTTGTCCTGCTCACGAATCAGGTGTTTACCGTTGGCAATTACGGTAACTGTATTATCCGCTTTATCCCAATACTCTATCAATTCAATGGGCTTGAGCATCAGGTTTTTGTCAGAAAGGTGTCCTTCTATGGTTGACCTTACTTGCTTATGCGGTTCCGTTTCCACTCCGCCAGTCTCACCTTCATCCATTTCCCGTTTGACGGCAGCGATGTTTTTATAGACTTCTCGCCGTTCCATCTCTTCGAGATATTCCAGCGTTCTTCTTGTCCGGTGGGCACACCACTCCGCATCGTCATCTAAATCGGTGCCGTTGGGATCTACAAAGAAATCAAACACGTCAACAAGATCCAAACCGATGTTATCGTATACGGGGACTTTCATCTTTTGAGGAACAGACCCGAACTGTGGAGCTTCGGGATAAATGGGAACGTCTACGTATTTTTCCCGCTCCTCATATTTCCAGGGCACCTTTACTATCCCTGTGCCGTATATCAATATCTGCGTGAGAACATCGTAACCAAGTTTGCGATAACCGGCCAGATCATACTGGAAGTTCTGCCAATGCTGAACTATTCTTGCGGCATAATCATCGCTCGGTTCTTGCCCCTTAGTTCTAACATAGGGACGTTTGCCAAAGAATATATCAAACAGACGACTCTTTACGACCTCGACCCACTCGAAGGCCAGTGGTATGCCGACATCGGATCGCCCGCTGATACCGCTCTGGTCACGCCAGTTACGATACAACTTGTAATATTCGAGCCACCGATCTTTAAGGGCTGACAGATCGTTATCTGCACGCTTGATCTTGGCTGTTATTCTGGCTACCTTTGTATCTTCAGACATTCTGCCTTACCCCCCTGAAACGGCCAGTCTCCGAATAGACGGGTTCACCGACAGGCATCCCGCTTCTTGCGAGGCCGAAACCGCTATTTATCATATAGCGCAGACAATCCATATAATCATCATCACGCTTGTGTATCTTTTCGCTATATGGCTTACGTGCATCCGTTTCTATGTCGCTAAATGAATAATGCCTAAACTCCCAGATTAAACCGATGCAGGTATCGAATATCCAGAGGCCGGGTGGTGATTCGTCCAAGAGCTTGCGAACCTCATAGATACCCGATTCAACTTTTTTGTTGGCTGGAATAAGCGGGAATCCCTGAGCGGCAAATTCATCAAATGGTGAAACACCCGTTATGTTATCTTTAATATTGAGTGCCGAGTCGCCTATGCGGGCAAATATCCTATCCCTTCCGTTGGCAACCATAATTGAAGCGACAATATCGGGAATAACTCCATCTCGTCGAAGTTCCCGGTATACAACCCAATCACCCTTTGATACTCGTCCGTGGTCATGGCTCGCAATCGCCCCCCAAAGAACAGAGGTGGGCTTTTTAAGGTGGGGGTCAACGGGGATAACCCGCCGCCAGTCTCTCGGTATGTCAAATGGTTCGATGACATGCTTCGTTTCTGAAAACTGGGGATAAACAAGACCGTGTAAGGCAATAAACTTGCCTTCTTTCCTGATCTTTCTTTCTGCTACCGTTAAACCCGCAAGCACGCGATCCTTTTCCTTCTGACCGAGATACGGGTTTTGATCCATATCCATGATAAAACAGGAAATTCCACGCTCGCCGTTTTTTTCCCAGATATCTTGATATAACCACGTCATGCCGTTCACGGGTGTCATGGTGCCAATTATCATGCCTCCACGATCTATGGTTCGCATCAAGCATTCTTTGTAGATGTCCTGTGGAGGTTCTTCGTCGAACCACACTATATCAACATCTTTGCCACCAAACTTATCTGCACCCTGCTCGTAATTCTTGAAGACGATTCGCCAACCGCTTTTAAGAAGAATAAAATCAATGATCCCACGTTGGATATACTGGATCTTCTCAATGTCTCCCCTCGGCAACCATTTTAGGATCTTGGGCTGGATGACCTCACGCTGGATCTCAGACGATTCACTAACTGCCCACGCCGTGCCGTTACGAACAACTTTTCGTGAGCGATATCTCTGACTGCCCTTGATGGTCAAATTAAACTCGGCAGCACCGCTCTCGGTTTTGCCCGACCTGTTACCACCAAATACCCAACGCTCCGTAGACCCGCATTCATGAAACGGCACTTGTCCCTCATGCGGGATATACCATTTCACGCCCTCGGCTTTTCGTTGCTCCAGTAGACGCTCCGATAGATTCGGGATTGTTATGTTTATAGGTTTTGGCAAATTTATTTATCCGAGAGGATTGCACACCGACAAATCAGGGTTGGGCACCTTGATTAATAGTTCGTCCGATAGGTTTTCTTCGGGATCAATAACTGTCCAATCTCCCGATTCGGCGTCCCAGACAATTTTATCCATTCGCCCAGATTTAATCCGATGAGCTATTGTTGCGTTACCAATCTGGATTATCTCACCCTTACGCATACAATTTTTCCTTATAGGTTTTGTCATCTATGTTATTGGATTATTTGCGAAAATACTTTACTTGTGGGAAAAGCTCTTCTGGTTTCTCGTAAACCTTATATTTGATTCGATCTTCCCAGTAATGCCGAATCTCCCAGATGAACCTGTAGTCCTCTTCCCACATTTCATGGAAACCATCCACGTTGGCCACGGCCATTCTCTCGTAGAGTTTACCCAACCGATTTATAACGGTGTTGGCTGGCCGTTTTGCGATATGTAAAATATCGCCTATCTGCCGACAGAGGTTTACATGCCCATAATGATCCATAGTGGTAAAGAACTCGAAATCCGAACCTGGCAGGGCATAAAAGCCCCGCCTGCACTTGGCACTTATGAGATCAAGGGCAAGTGGTAGGTTTCCTATGTGTTCAAACGTATGGGAGCTATAGCAAAAATCGAAATAATTATCGGGGAAAAGTTGCAACATAACACAGACATCGCCCTTAATCAATTCCCTATCACCAACAACCAGAGGTTGGTTGTGCCTCTGGCCAGTAGTATCCGGCATATCTATGAGGTGGGTTGCCGCCGGAAACGGCTTATTCCCGCTCCCGACATCTAATACTTTATCGCCCCGCTTGAGGCTAAAATCTATTTTGTGTAGCCCGGCATACTGGCCTCCGCCGGGGAATAAGTCCATTCTACTATATCCACAATCTGTTTGGCAAGATTGTCACGACTGAACTTCTGGACGGTTTGGTAGCCATGTTCGGCAATTCTGTCCCGTCCCTCTTTGTGAGCTAAGAAATAATTGCATTTATCAACCATGTCCTCTGGCGTATCAAAGAAAACCAGATCCTCGCCGGGAACCAACCCGTATCTTTCGGCGTGCGGGTAG